AAATAGAAGAATTAAGAGGAAAAACATTAGGTTGCTGGTGTCATCCATTGGGATGTCACGGTGATATATTGATTAAAATACTAAATGAAAAAAATTGAATAAACAATATATAATTAAATTTATTTATTACACAGACAAATAACTAGACAATATAAATACAAAGATATGAATTTACTAGATTTAATGTGGAAATTTTTCGAGGGAATCATTCTTTATATATTTAACTTTGTTGGTTTTGATCCTTTAAAAAAAATTAATAAACTAATCAAGGATAATGACATTGATATTGAAGTAAACGGAAATAGAAAACACGATATTAAAATTAATCATCCAAAATGTTTATACAAGATTGCATTTGGAGATTCTGAATTAGTCGTAGGTGAAACATACATGGATAAGGAATGGGACAGTGATGATTTAGAAGGAACCATAACTGCTATTTATAAATCGAAAGTGTTCAATAATTTAGATAAAAAAACTAATTTCTATAAATTATTCACGAAATTATTTAATATGCAAAATATTACGAGATCAAAACAAGTCGGTACACAACACTATGATATTGGTAATGATTTGTATGAAGCATTTCTCGATCCCAACATGCAATATAGTTGCGGATATTGGAAAAATGCAAATAGTTTGGAAGAAGCGCAAAATAATAAATTAGATTTATTGTGTAGAAAATTAGATTTGGCAAGTATAAATTTAAATTCAGATGAGCCAATAAGAATTCTTGATATTGGTTGTGGGTTCGGTTCATTAGCTAAATTCATTTCTGATAAATACAAGGATAAGAATATTGAGATTACTGGTTTATCGATTTCCAAGGAACAAATAAAATATGCTGAGAAGAAGTTCAACGCGAACGATCAAGGTATTAATAAATCGAGAATTAATATTTTATTCAAAGATTATCGTGATTTTTGTAATGATAAGGATAATTATAAGAAATTTGATAGAGTAATATCAGTTGGTATGTTTGAGCATGTCGGATACAAAAATTATAATACATATTTCGAATGTGCACACAACGTTTTAAAAGACGACGGATTATTTGTACTACATACAATCGGAAGTGGAACAAGCGTAACATATGCAAACCGATGGATTGATAAATATATTTTTCCTAATGGAATGTTACCGAGTGTAACACAAATTGGAGGTGCAATTGAAGGGAAATTCATTATGGAAGATTGGTGTAATTTTGGTGATTATTATGCAGATACATTACAAGTATGGCTAGAACGATCAGAAAAATTTTTTCAAACAACAACAAATCCTATTTATACAGAAAGATTTCAAAGAATGTGGAAATTATATCTTGTTAGCTCCAAAGTAAATTTCCGTACAAGAAATATTCATCTGTGGCAACTTGTTTTGAGTCCAAAAGGAATTAAAGGAGTTTTAGAAAGACAATCATAATTATAATCAGAATCATAAATAAAAATTTTAGAAATTTAAGATAAAAAATTCATTGTAGTCTATTTTGAATATATTTTCAGAGTTAATTTAAAATATATTATGATAAAAAAATTGATTAATTAATTTATTGAATAACACAATAATAATTTATATTTATTATAAACAATTTATAAGTAAACAAAAGTGGGTTATCTTTTTGATAAAATAATGGATACTAATATTGACGAAGTTAAAATGAATAATGTCGCATACGGCGTCAGCAAAGTATATGAACTTGTGACACAATCATTACTATTTTATTGTCTCGGGATGTTCATTGGATATAATTTCATTGTCCCATTCATGCATTTATTCGTAACCATTTTTACATTTGTTTCAGTTTTTGCTTTTGTCTTGTCTGGAAATGATTCATCAAAATGGTTTTGGATGAATTCAGTAGCTGTCTCACTTGGCATCATCAGTGGACCAGTCATTGCTATCGCGTATGAACTCGATCCATTAATTTTGCCTACCGCAGCGGTCAGTACAACAGCAATTTTTGCATTTTTTACATATCACGCAAAAAATATTCGGGATGAAAATATGAATTATATGGGAAGCTTCTTGTATAGTTCTCTCTTGGCGTCGACAATTGTAGGATTTGTTATGTTATTTTTCAGAGTTTCACAATTTGTTCAACTTGTGTATCTCGGTTTGGGTCTTGTGATGTTTTGTGGTTTTATTTCATACGATACTAAATTGATGTATGATAGATTCAAGAAGGGAGAAACAAATTATTATGATTATGCTATGAATCTTTTTCTGGATATTATCAATGTATTCATCAAAATTCTCAATATTTTGATGATTTTGTCCGGGAAGAAAAAAGATAACAAAAAAGACAAACAATAATAGTTGGATTAAATGGAAGTTTTTTTATTATGATATAAATATTATAGATATTATAGATCAATATATAAATATAAAAATATAAATACATGTATGTCTTTGTGAATAAAAGTGGAACAGATTTAACACCACATACAATAATTAATGATATTTGTACAGCAAGAGATACATTAAAACCATTTGACACATTCCATTATTTTCCAGCACCTGGAGAAAATAGTGTTAAATTACAATTTAATATAATGAATACTCCAAATCAAAACGATAAAACTGTGAGGGGATCTGGTTACTTACAATTTAATTTTATCAATAACACAATGTTAAATATTGTTTCAAAAAAAGCACATATTGTAACAACACCTATAATTGAAACACATGATGATTTACAAAATTCTATTGAAGCTGGGCAAAAAATAATTGTTAGAAAAAATAAAAATAATAAAAGCAATAAAAATACAAAATATAATTACGAAAATGGTTATTCCGACTCGGATGATGCAATTAATAATGAAGCTGATTATGAAATAGCGACTGATACAGAAACAGGTATAAATTATGCGATTGGTTGTACTATTGTTCATAAACAGATAGGAGCAAATAAGAATTCCATGAATGTAACAATAGATCCGATATTGTCTGCACATTTTTCAACAGAAAATAAAGACTCAAGAAACGGTCCCCCTGTTCAATTTACATCTAAAACAATAATATTGCCAATGATAAATAATAGTGGCGTTATTGTAACAGTTAATTATACACAAGATGATAAACCTCAAACTGTAAACATTCCAAGTAAAGCAACTGTAAATATAAGTGTTGACACAGGAACAACTGTTAAATATAAAGTAATTAAAATTAATAAATCGTATAATGTGCCAAAATATCCACCACAATTATTCTCTGACTACAGATCATCGAATGATTATACAATGAGTACATTTAAATTAACAAAATTAGTTCATGATACTCATATAATTGAATAATAAATTTCATTTTATTTATAATAAAATTCATTTTATTTATAATAAAATTGATATTATTTATCTTTACATAATACAATTTGTAATAATATTATAAATTATAAGTCATATACTAAACTATAAAATTATAAATTATGATGGAATTATTCGATATATTGCCGATAGGATTATGTGAGGAGGTTACAATGCAAAATAAGCAATCGCGACGGTTTGATTTTAAGCAGGGGCGTTTTGATCCTCACCAATCAAGCCGCATCGATTTTGACGAATGTCAACAATACGGACAACACGAGGAATGTGAAAAACAGTGTTTTGAAACAACTGATTGTTGGTATTTTGCCAAACGAAACGAACAGTATCTTTCAAATTCAGAACCAAGTCATCACCTTAATATCCAACGAAGACAACAGGAAATTATTGTCTAATTTTATATTAAGTGACTCTATATATCTATCTACAAGTATATTTATCGATAGATATGAAATGAAGGGTACTAGGAACGTAATTGAAATGATAAAGTGTACCACCGCATTAAGGTCACTACACGAAGTAAATGCAGGGGGATCGTCTGAAATTTCAGAGGCTCTTTCGATGAATTACTTTAATGATTTGTATGGAATAAATGATTTTATTCTTGAGATGGATGTCAAATATGATGTGTTTCATTGCAGTATGTGTGATTTTGTGATGGATACAGATAACAATCGGATAGGTGTGTCAGTAACAAGAGCACTCAATTTTCACGATAAATATAATTACACAGTAGAAGATGCAGAGAGATTATTAAGAAAAAAGTTATTTGGTCTGATTGTGGCAAGAAGTGGTGTATCGAAGCTCCACAACTTCGACAAGTGCATATTACACATATGGTGTATTAATGAGACTGCAGCAATATCACTCCACAATGCATATAATAACATTATATCGGGCACAAATGTCAAAAATAATGACGACGGTATAAATGATGTTGTTGTCATAATTACCATATGTGATAATGATTCAATTTACACTAACAGATGTTAATAAAATATTTTTTTATATTGCGTGTCATGCGTAGTTTTATTTTTTATAGTCTAATATTTGGGTTTGTTATTATAATTTTTTAATATTTATTATAATAATATTTTATTAAATAAAAATATTTTATTGATATATAATATCAAATTAAACAATGTCTAAATCTAAATCAGGATTGGAATATTTACACAAACTCAATAGTGTTAATATAGAAAATGGTAAAAAAGTTGCCAATGAAGAAAGTATTTATTACGGAGATAAGGGACTTACTATGAAATATTATCACAAAGAAGGCGATAACGTTGAAAAAATTGTTGTTGTTGCCAAAGGTAACGATAGTTATTTATTAAAAACAACAATTGATGGAAAAGTAGAAGAAAAGGAAGTAAGCAAAGCCCAATTAGTCAAAGAATTGAAGGATAAAAAGTATGATTTTATAACTGACTATTTAAAAAATAAACAAAAAGGTGGTAGAAGCTCAAGAAAGGGATCAAAAAAAGGATCTAAAAAAGGATCTAAAAAGGGATCTAAAAAATTACACGGTGAAGAAAACGAATTGGTTGGTGGTGCCAAAAGAAGAGGATCAAGAAAGGGATCTAAAAAAGGTTCCAAAAAAGGTTCCAAAAAATTAATGGTTGAAACATTAGTTGGAGGTGCCAAGAGGAGAAGTTCCAAAAAAGGATCAAAAAAAGGATCTAAATCAAGAAAACTATCCATACAACCAATTGACATATTAATTGGAGGAGCTAAAAAAAGATCTAGAAAAGGATCAAAAAAAGGATCAAAAAAAGGATCAAAAAAAGGATCAAAAAAATAAATAAATAAAATTGATTATAAATAATATTTGATATTTATTTGGTATATACCTAATACACACCAAATAATATAATCTTCTTTGTTATATTTTGCTTACAAAAATTAAATATAAATAATATAGATAACAAGTATGAATGATGGAGCATTAAAAACAGTCTATAATATATTTAATAAATATAAGACTGATGTTTTTTTCAATATAAATAATTTAAATATTGTTGGCAGGAATAATCCAAATAATTTAGATAATTTGAATAATATAAATAATCTAAATAATAATATAACTAATTTTGATTTGGACAATATAGATGATTCAGATATGGATAATTTTAATAAAATGAAACTAATGAATAAATTAAAATACTATGAAGAAAAAGAAAAACATTATGGATTTATTAGCAGTATAATACAATCAAAGCATATTATACAATCCATCCAAACTGAACCCTCTACCGAATCTATTCAAACGGATCATCACATTGAACTAATTCAAACAGAACCTCTTGTTGAATCTGTCCAAACAGAACCTCTTATTGAATCTGTCCAAACAGAACCTCTTGTTGAATCTGTCCAAACAGAACCTCTTATTGAATCTGTCCAAACAGAACCTCTTGTTGAATCTGTCCAAACAGAACAGAATGTACAATCGACACGTATCGAATCCAGTGAAATTCATGAAGTTAGAGAAATTGTAAAAATAAATGAAACTGAACAAAAAAAAATGGATGAAAGGGATAGACAAAAATTATTAATACATAATATTATGATGGTGGGAAATATAAAACCATATGAAAAATTTTGGTTAGAAAATGATACATTGACACTGGATACAAATTATTTTCAACGTTATACAAGGTGGAAATATTCTCAAAAGAGAGAAATTATAATCGATTTTATTGAAAAAATTGTAAGGGAATGTATAAAAATTTTAGATAAAAATAATAATGAAAATGTGCATAATATAGTTCGTAATTCAATACTAGTTTCGTGTGTTGATATAGTAGTAATTGATTCTGTTGATGAAATACAAGAGCAATCAGTTCTTGTAGTGAATGGATTAAAAAATATGAGGATAACGTACCCAGACAAAGTAGAAAAAATAAATAAAATAATTGATTTGTTGGAGACTAATAAAATAGATTTATTAACTAGTAGGTTTATGTAATTAATTAAATTAAATCAATTAAATTAATTGAACGTAGTCGATGTACGTAATGTACGCAATATACGCAATGCAGACAATGCACGTAATCTGTATTTCATTACAATTTTATAGAACCAAATATGGTTTAATAAATAGAGAGTCATCGTTATTCCAATTAGAAAAACATTTGTTAAAATCCCCGAAGGAATAATAATCCAGAACACCAAAAAGTTAGAATATAGTATTCGGAACATAAAATATACAATTATATTAATTCCTGCAAGAATATCACTAAATTTTTTAATCTTATCATTTCTATTCACAAAATATGTATCAATAATCCATTGTAGATTCATTGTTGGCATCGTTAATTCAGCACCGAGAATTATAACAGCAATATTTACTGACATTGCCTCGTATCTCGACATATAAATGCAGTTAACAGGTATTGCGCAAAAAAAGAAAATAGATACTGCTATATGATGTACAATTGATGATAAATTAGCATAATTCATCGGCAATGTTAGTATAGTATTGAGTATATCATATATGAAATACGATGTTGAAAATATCAAGAAGTATATTGACATTTCATTCTGTGCTGGTTCAGATCCATTATAATACAACCAAATACACATCCATGAACCGACACCTGAAATTATACTATGAAATGTTGCAACAATCAACGACAGTGCATAGCTTCTTTTGGAACCTGTTAACCAAGGAGTTATTAGTGATAGTATAAATCTCGATATAATGAAAAGACATGTTGATATACCAATATATAAATTTTTTTCATTGTTGGTGATCATCATTTAATTATTTAATTATTTAATTGTGCTTTTAGTAATATATTTAATAAATAATTATCAGATATATTAAGTTTCATCTTTTTTTATTAAAAATTGAGGTTTTTATTGGAAAAAACCATAATTTGTTTATTTATTCTTAAATTTATAAATTAAAAATTGAGGTTTTTATTGGAAAAAACCATAATTTGTTTATTTATTCTTAAATTTATAAATTAAAAATTGAAACAAATAATTTATGTATAATCTTCAATACAAGAAAACATGATAAATTCGTTACAACGAATAACATATAAATAATATATAAATACACGGGAATGACTGAATTAAGTAATTTTGGATTAGGTACATACAAATTGGTGGGGAACCGATGTGTTGATATTGTTACACAGGCACTGCAGATAGGATATAGAACAATTGACACGGCTGTTTTATACAAAAATCACGAACAAATTAGAGAAGCCATAAAACGCTCGGGCATCCCTAGAAATGAATTATATATTTCGAGTAAAATTCATGATTCTGATCAAAAGAGTGGAAAAATTTTTGAATCGGTAGAGATTATATTGATAGAATTGGGAATAACTTATTTGGATCAATTACTTTTACATTCTGCAGTAGAAGGCAAATACATAGAGTCATATAAACAACTCGAGAAATTACAAGGACTTGGTTTAGTGAGAAATATCGGTGTTAGTAATTTTAGAATTGATGAACTTGAAAATTTATTGTCTAGAATAGAATCCGGTGAAATCAAACAGAAACCATTTATCAACCAATTTGAAGTAAGTCCTTTTTGTACTCGTAATGAACTTGTGACATTTTGTAAAAATCATGGAATTAAAGTTCAAGTTTACGGATCTTTAACAGCTGGTCGAAAATTAAATGATGAAAGACTTTTGGTAATAAGCGCAAAAGTTAAAATGAATCCATGTGATTTACTACTACAATGGGGTTTACAAAAAGGATATTATTTAATTCCCAAATCAGAAACTGAACAACATTTAAAAGAAAATTTTGCGAATAAAGACAAAAATAATGTTCTCGATGAATCCATTATGAAAGAATTAGACGATCTCAATGAATCATATTATACAATTTGGAAACATCGTGATAAGAACATAAACAACATAAATAATGTTCTATCATAAAAATCGAATGATTTTGATAAGAACATAAACAACATAAATAATGTTCTATCATAAAAATCGAAT